ATCTGCACAAGACGCACAAGCCATGCACGGTATTGACGTTGAAGCAGAAATCATGGCAGCTTTGGCACAAGAAATTACTGCTGAAATTGACCAAGAGATCCTATTGAGCTTGCGCTCATTGGCTCAAACTGAGTTCACATACAACCAAGCTACTGTATCTGGTACTGCTACATTCGTTGGTGACGAACACGCTGCTCTAGCTGTTTTAATCAACCGTGTTGCTAACTTGATCGCTCAGCGTACACGTCGTGGCGCTGGTAACTGGGCTGTTGTATCTCCAGCTAGTTTGACTGTTCTACAGTCTGCTACAACTTCTGCTTTTGCTCGCACTACAGAAGGCACATTCGAAGCTCCTACAAACACAAAGTTTGTGGGTACATTGAACGGCGCTATGCGTGTGTTCGTTGACTCTTATGCATCTGACAGCACTCCTGTGCTAGTTGGTTACAAAGGTTCTTCAGAGGCTGATGCAGCGGCATTCTATTGCCCATACATTCCTCTAATGAGCTCTGGTGTTGTTCTGGATCCAAGCACATTTGAACCAGTCGTGTCATTCATGACACGTTATGGTTACATTGAACTAACTAACACTGCATCATCTTTCGGTAATGCTGGTGACTACGTTGGTGAGATTGCTGTGTCCAACTTGTCTTTCTCTTAATCAGAGATTGCACCCAATCAAAAAAGCGCCGAAAGGCGCTTTTTTGTTGACTGATAACTAGCACACTATATAACTGCATGAAACATTATATACATGCATGGAATGAATTTTACAATGCTATCCGTGATCCAAGTTGGCCCAACTGTAGCACCGAACACGAATTTCATAAGTTACCAGACCACATCAAAAAAGAAATACTAGAAGTGCACAATGGTGCCCAGCATGTGGCTCTAACTGCTAGTGGACTTGCACCAATCTTGGAAAATATTGTACTCAAAGATAACAAATCCGATGAACATGTTCCTGAATGCAAATTGCAATTAGCAGTTGCCAATGACTTTGATGTATATTATGATGAGTACATGGACGGCGGTGGCACAACATTTGGTCAAAACTTTCCTAAAATTATTAAACATCTGTATTCTAATCGTGTGTTTGAAAACTGTCTAGAGTGGTGTTCTGGTCCATCCTTTATTGGATTTAGACTGTTGGCCGACGGCATCTGCAACAATCTAACACTCATGGATACTTACAAACCATCTTTGTTGGCAGCAGAGAAAACAATTAAACACATGCCTGATAGATTTGCAGGTGCAGTTTCTATATTTCACAATGATAATGTTTCAAACTTATCTGGAGTTTATGATCTCATAGTGTCTGACCCTCCTTGGTATGCAAGTTTACAGTTTGATGACCCTAACACAAATCGATTGGGAGTCGACTACGAATGGAAGATACACGAAAACTTTTTTAGAAATATAAAGAAAAATCTAGCACCCGATGGTGTTATCTTGTTACAAGAAGATCGCATGGGGTCTGCGCCCATATGTTTTGACCGATTCATTGAAGAAAGCAATCTACAGATAACCAATGCCTTTTACGAAAAAGCCTTTCCAGAATTTTGGTATCTAGAAGTTCGACACAAATAAACACAATATACTCAGAATGTGTCAACTAACACACATAGCAAGGCGTTATATATGTACGCAGGTAGAAATCTGCGTTTAACTTTAAAGGAAACTTGTTATGAAATTAATCGCAACTCTAATTGCCACAGCGTTTGCTGTATCCGCTTTTGCACAGGCCCCAGCCGCAAAGAAAGAAGAAACCAAGCCAGCCACACCGGCTGCAACAGCAAGTGTTCCAGCAACTCCTGCCCCAGCTCCAGCCAAAGTGGACGCTAAAAAGGACGAGAAAAAGCCTTCAAAAAGCGAGCCTGCAAAAAGTGACGCTGCTAAGAAAGACGCACCTAAAGCAGACGCAAAGCCAGCCGCTACTCCAGCAAAGTAAATTTGATTTAGACGACAGTGGCCTTGTCATTGATGATGAGGTTACTTTTGGTCGTAATCGACGAAGTGCAGAGTTTGGCAAAGTAGTTGATGAAGATACAGAATTATCAGACTATGTAAAATTTAGATTATGGTTAGCTAGGCACTTGGCTTTGATGAAGCTGCAACAAACCCGGGGATAACACTCCGGGTTTTTTGTTAAATACACGCATGTCCAATACATTCTATACACCGCCCGGCAATTCCGGAACAGCAGAACTCACAGCATCAACTGGTTTAATTGTTCATGATCAAGGATTGTGGAGGTTCAGTCAAGCTGGTTACAATGACCAGGCCACGTTTGGATTAAGTCTCACAAGGCCAAAACCAGTCAATGGTGGAGAGCTGAATTTGGCTGCTCGTGGATGGACAATTGCTAATATTGGAAATGAGTTAACTGAATATTATGATCCTGCTACTGGTAACACATATCCAGCAAGTCAGTGTCGTATTCAAGTGACAGGACAGTGGCAAGTTGTTAGACAACAAAATTCCAACAGCTATAACAGTTTTGGCATTTCGTATCAAGGTTACACAAATACTGATCTTGGCAATCGAAGCATGAATCCCAATCTACTGACATTTTTTACTGACCTAGCAACTTATACAATTCAAGGTGCAAATGTCACAGGCGGTGCCCAGGATACTTTTACCAATCACGAATTTTATTGTAGGATAACTGAAGCTGCCACAAGTGATAACAGCAACAAAGAATTTCAAAGCAACACAATAAGCAGACCTGTATGGGCCTATTCCTACAGCAAAAGCTGGGAAATCTAGTTGTAAATTAAATTTTAGCCCAACCCAGATGTTTTGTAACATCGCGGATTACTGATTCCCAATCGTCCATCTTTTCTTGTCTAAACAGCACTGCTGATGGATACCAAGGGGTTGAGTTGCGACCCAGTAACCAGCGCCAATCAACTGCATAATCATTTAACATTATCCAAGTTGGCCGCCCAAGAGATCCTGCCAAGTGTGCTGTTACAGTATCCACTGACAACACAATGTCTAGATGCATCATGAGCGCAGCCGTATCTGCAAACCCACTAACAGTGCCCGGAAAAACAGTTACTCCTAAATCTGTCAGAGTCTGATTTTCTTCGTCTGTGGCATCAGCTTGTAAATTTATCCAGTTATAGTCGGGATTGCGTTTGATGATATCAATCATTTTGTTGAATGGCATACCCTTGTGGCCGTTCAGCCAAGAATCACGACGACCGCTCCAACCAAAGCCAACTCTCATTTTATTTTTAAATCCAAGACGTTTGGCCCACTGTGCAACCAGTGCAGAATCAGCGCTGATGTAACTGAGTTGTCTTGGCAAGTTGTCCAATGTGATACCAAGTATTCTGGGAATACTCATGATTGGAGTCCAGTAATCAAACGGTCCTAGGTCATCGGTGTAGGTACCAACTTTGGCAACTCCACCACCAGGCTGAAAAACTGATACTAGTCCTGCTGTTACCTGTAATAAAACATTGGCACCAGCATCAATTAATTGTTGCACAAATCTCACAAACTGAACAGTGTCGCCATGCCCCTGCTCACCTATCACAAGAATAGTTTTGTCCTTAAGGGGTTCTCCTTGCCATCTGGGTTGCTCAAATTTAGGCAACGTTCCAGCCAAATGCTCGTATTCCCACCGAGACTCATATGAAGCCCAGCCATGCTTGTAGTCACCTAGCAACAACTGGCACACAGCTATGTTAAACTTTGCTGTTGTGTATCTAGGCTCAAGAGTTAGTGCTCTTTCTAAAAATGGTATTGCTCCAGCTGGGTCTCCTACTTCTCTCAGTACATTTCCGTAATTGTTAAATGCTGCCGCATTTGTTCTATCTTGAACAAATGCCTGTGCATAACATGCCAATGCTTGTTCGGGCAGACGCTGTTCACGGTGTTGGTTTCCTAGATCAATTAGTTCATTTGGTTTCATGTGCATATTTAAACTCGTAACTACACTGGCATTTATTATCTTGCTCATAAATACTTGTCAACACAATAATGTGTTTTATGCTGATGATTAAACCCAGCGGCGTAGCGGCTAGAACCCGCATCGGACTTCTTTAAGGAGAAAACAAAATGGGACGTCCTCTAAAAATAAAAAAATCAACCACTGTTGACATTGGTTTTAACATGTGGTCTGAACTTACAAATCCAGTATTTCCAGCAACGTTTAACACGGATCAGTTTGCTGGCGTTGTTGGCGGTGCCAAATCTGTAGCATCAACAGCATATCCAGTAGTCAAATGTGTGGCATTTATTGCCGGTGACAGTGAATTTCGTGATGCTTTTATTCTGCGCCAGAAGGGCACTATCAAATACCTAGTGGCCGCAGTCAATGCTATCAACGACGAAGCCATGGTTGTTGGTAACACATATTACATTGTTAGTCTTGGTACTACCAATTGGCAAGCCTCCGGTGCTGCATCCAATGCCAGCGTGGGTGACACGTTCACTTGCACGGCTGCCGGCAGTGGAACAGGAACAGTTTACCTAGTGGGAACTTGTGCTCTAGTCAACGACACAACTCCAGCTAGTGGTGAAATGAACATCACAATGAACGTGAACTCTGACAGTACAGAAATTGGGATCAGCAAATTAACCAATAAATTTGCACTTGACTACAGCGTTCCTCCAGTTCGTTATGCCATCAACTTCTTTACTGATGAAGGTACTGAAATAAAATCAGGCACACAAAACATTGGCAACTCAGCAACTCAACAAAATATATTGAGCCTGGGTCAGATATTACAGTATACATCTTAATATTTTCCAATCCAAATCCTCCCTACTACATAATAGGGAGGATTTTTTTATGGCAGCATTTGTGTTGGGAAACGGAGTCAGTAGAGATTCCATAGAAGTTGACGAGTTACTCAAAATTGGTCCAGTTTATGGCTGCAATGCACTGTACCGGACACACACGGTCACGGCCCTGGTAGCAACAGACACCCCTATTGCGCAGGCCATTCAAAAATCAGGTTACAGTTTAACCAACAGATTTTACACTCGTCGTCCTGTAGCCGACACCGGCGCTCAAAAAGTCCCCAAAGAGTATTTTGGATTTAGTTCAGGGCCAATTGCCGCAGCAATTGCAGCCCAGGATGGTAATGTGCGAATCTACTTGCTGGGATTTGATATGGGTCCGTCAGAATCGGGGAAATTTAACAATATGTACGCAGGTACAGAGTTCTACAAGGAATACGGGGCACACCCTACATTCACTGGCAACTGGATAAAACAGATAACTAAAGTTATTGCTGATCATCCTCGACAGCAATTTATACGTGTGCAAGGGCCCACAACGGCGTCTGTGCTTGAGCTATCAAAAATTGAAAATCTCACTCATCTAGCACTTGATACCTTTATCAAACGAATAAATAATAAAAAGGATCTATAGATGGCTACTTACAAAAGAATTGATGGAGATTACACAATTGCCAGTGTTGACCCCTCGGCCGGCGACAATGTAAACATCATCACCCACACAGTGACCGTTACTGGCAACTTGGAGGTGACAGGTAACGTTACATACATCAATGTAAACGACCTCACAGTTGATGATCCGTTCATTACAGTGGCTGGTAACAATGCTGGTATAATTGCCAATGCAACATTCCAGCAACAGGGCCTGGTTACTCAAACATCATCAAATACATTTGCTGGCATACGGTTTGATAACGGTAACTTGGCCTGGCAAGTGAGCCCAAGTGTGGATGCTAATGGTGCCCCTATTGTAGCCTATGCCAACCTTACTACTGGGGCCACTACTACTCCCGGTGGTAGTAATACATTTGTGCAGTTCAACGATAGTGGCACATTTGGTGGCAACTCTGCTTTGGCATTTGACAAAGTCACAGGAAAATTAACAATTCAGGGCCATGTGGCGTTGGGTAACATTGGAACAACCCCATCAAGTGTGGCCAATTCAGTAGTGATGTACAACAAAGTAGTTGGTGCTGGCGGCACTGGGTTATACGTGGTATCTAGTTCAGTTGACGATGAACTAGTGAGCAAGAGCAAAGCAATTGTGTTTGCTATAATATTTTAAGGAATCAGAATGACAATTACAACAGCAAATGTATCAACTACCACAACAGCAGTTTATACCAGCTCGGGTAATACTGCTATTACATTTTTAAGTTTGTGTAATTACAGTGTGGGCAATATAACTGCCAATGTCCATGTGGTGCCAAGCGGTGGGACTGCAAATAGTATTAACAAAGTACTGGCAAGTATACCAATCACCACGCTGGATACATATCAACTGTATGCAGGCGGTGAAAAACTGTTGTTATCCAATGGCGACACGGTGCAAATCAATGCCAGTGGAAACTCAGCAGTGAGTGCAGTCACAAGTTACACTACAATTTAATGGGCTACTACGTTAAAAACAGACAGTTACAATCAGGCAGCAGTGGTGTTGTGTTACCTGCTGGCGGATCAGCCACTAGACCCCTGGCACCCAGCTTTGGACTTATTCGGTACAATACTGACATTGCATCTGTGGAGTTCTTTAACGGAATTCAATTTGTGACACTATCTCAAGCTGGATCAATTGCTTACACAGTTGACTCATTCACAGGCAACGGAGTCACAACCACATTTACCATGAGCATTGCCGAATCTCAGTCGGCACAGATTATTGTGTTTATTGGGGCAATATATCAAGATCCCACAGTGTATTCTGTCAATGGTGGATTTGACATCACTTTCTCAGGTGCGCCACCAGACGGCATGCCCATCAATGTTATTCATAGCGCAACTTAAACACACAGTTTAGTTATTCTGGCCCAGATCATAAATACCAATAACATTATATTGGGGATCAAGTATGGCAATCACAAAAGTTGTAGGTAATATACTTGCAGATAATCTGCAACGTGGAGCCAACCTCTCCATTCAGGGGAACTTGGCATTTTTTGATATTACCAACAACAGGGTTGGTATTTTAAACAGCTCGCCCACTGCCCCGTTGCATGTTATAGGTAACATTCTAGGCAGCAACGTCAACACAGGTGGTATTGTCAATGCGACTGGCAACGTTGTTGGTGGTAACATAACCACAGGCGGTTTGGTCACAGCAACCGGCAACGTGATCGGCGGCAATATTGTCACTGCTGGCTTGGTCAGTGCAACTGGCAACCTAAACGGTGGTAACCTGAATATCACAGGCAACATTGTTGATACAGGTGCATTGAGTATCATTACCGGTTCAAGTGGCAACATTAACCTGGCACCCAATGGCACAAACGTACTAGTAGCCACCACAACTGGCGCCAATATCACAGGTACAGCAAGCGCAAGTGGTAACATCACCGGCGGTAACCTAATAACAACTGGCCTTGTCAGTGCAACCGGTAACTTGATTGGCAACTACTTGCTGGCAAACATTGCGTTTGCAACTGGTTATACTTCAAGCAAAATTTTCAACGGCACAACTGAAGCCAACATTGGTGTTGCTAACGGCAATGCCAATATCTCAGTTGGCGGAACTTCAAACGTGGCAGTGTTTGCCACAACAGGTGTGTTTGTTACTGGCGTGTCAAGCGCAAGTGGCAACGTCACTGGCGGAAACATAATAACTGGCGGTTTGGTCACAGCAACTGGCAACATTAATGGTGGCAATATTGTCACTGCTGGCAACATCAGCGGTGGTAATCTTCTTCTTACCGGGGCAATTATTGATGCCCTGGCAAACTTAAACATACAGGCCACAGCAACAAATGCTAATATAAATCTTGACACCAACGGAACTGGTATTGTAACTGTATCAACAGCATTGAGTGCAACTGGTAACGTAACTGCTGGCAACTTGACAACAACTGGCTTAACATCAACAGGTACACTGGTCACCAGCGGTGATGCTACCATTGCCGGTAACTTGGCAGTGC